CTGGATCATAACCTTCGCAGAACGTACCCGGATGCTGTTCTTGGATAGCACGTATCAGTCCTCCTTGCCCACAACCAAAGTCCAACAAGCTTGTGGGTTGATACTGTGCTAGAAAGTCTCGGACAATAGGATAGCTCTTGTAGCCATTGTCAAACTTGCCACCTTGATGTAGTTGTGCAAGTTGTTGTTGATATGCCTGATCAATAATAGTCATTTGTTCATCCAATCGGGGTTATAAGGTTCTCCGCGGAACCACCAATACAGCGGGGGTCCTGTCCAGTCACTGAACTGATCTCGGTACCATTGTTCAGTTCTATCTGCTGTAAAGTATTCGGCTTCGTGTATTTGTTTTTTGTCTTTGGGCGGAATGTTGTGCATGCCAATGAAGCAAGCCTTGCCTGTGTATTGTTGTAGCAACTGTTTAACCCAGGCTATATCGTCATCGGGAATGTATGGTAGAACCTGAGTACATATAACAATATCAAACTTAGTGCCTGCAGGAGGTAACCCTGACACTGCTGGTATGCAAGGATCGTAACGGTACACAGACTTTAATCCCAGGTAATCGATGAACATTTTTTCTGGGCCGTTGCCTGTTCCGTCTGAAAACGCAAACCGAGCAGGAGTATTCCATTGTGTACCTTTGCCGCAGCCGTAGTCCAACAGCGTTTTGCACTTGTGCTTTTCTATTACATCTTTGATGGGGCGATGGTAACGCAGTGTATCCTTTCCATCCCAGCTTTTGTTTTCGCGCTGGAACTTAGCACCGCGTTCTACGCTTTCGTTGTAGTAGTCACTCAGTGCCATCCCATGATCCAATCGTCTTTGACCTGATCCAAACGCACCATGCCCCAATCCTGTAGCAACCCAATGGCAGCATGTTGCCCGTAGTCTTTGCTGTACATATCATGCGGCTTTTGTTCTACAACCACAATGGGGCGATTGCGACGGATAGTATCCTGCGCACCGTATAATACACGATACTCGTAGCCTTCGCAGTCAATCTTGATGTAGTCCACGTTCTCTAGCCGCAAGTTATCCAATCGTATCACAGTGGTTTCTCCGCCTTGTGTATTGGGATCAATGTGAGTGTGCCCCGTGTTGCCTTCGGTTAGCACCATTGTGACTTGTTGGTCGCGATCACCCAGTGCTTCTGTGCGTACAGTTAAGTTCTCTGCTACAACGTTTTTACTCAGGCAGTCCCGAAATATAGCAACAGGTTCAAAGGCTATGACTTGATCAAAGTGTTTGACCAAGCTGCGACTCCACAAACCTACATTAGCGCCAATGTCTAGTGCCACGCGATTGTTTTTAACATAGCGCAAGCTACGGTCACGTACTTGATATTGATATTCAGCAGGGCCGCCTTTGCTGATGCTTTTGTTGATCATTTTTGGGAAATGATCTTCCATGTCTGGAAACCACCAACCTTGAAATTCATACATTTAATATCTCCTTTGCAAGCCCAGATTGGAGCTCGCTAATATGAAACTGTCCATAAGCCAGATGATGCGCCCAGGCTTCAACTTGATCGCGTGGTGCTAACCAGGGTGTATCTATCTTGCTTAAATCTGTATTGGCCACAGGCAGAGCAGCGTTACTGGGTGCCAACACAAACGCAGGAACACCTTGTATCACAGCTTCTGTGGCTGCTATGCTATTGAATGTGACCACAGCGTGTACATCTGCGAGTGCATGTTCAAATGCATTGGCCACTCTGACCTGTCGGTTTTTTGTGCGCTGACGTATTTCTACAGGACGATCTGTGTGGCGCTTGATTGTGGCCACTGTGTCTGCCAGCCACTTTTCTAGTTCTATTCCATAAAACTTGCAGGGCTTTTCGTCTGGTGCTGCAATCAATATTTTACGCCCTGATTGCCAAGACTTTAGTTCAATCCCATGTCGTTCCCAGCGGTCAGCAGGCCGAGCAACAATATTTCCGTGTTGCAAGTTGTTGGGCACGATCCTATGCCACAATTTCCAACCATGTGGATTTTGTGAGCTGACTCTGTTACCAAAGTATCCAGAATCCATGTACAAGAATTCACGCTGATCTGTCCAGCATCGTTTGATTATTTTGTGCTTCATTATGCCCCGAATCAGCAAAGGCTCTGTGCTGTCTTCATAGCGCCAGGTTTCCAGTGTAGTAGGCTCAGCACCACAGCCGCGAGCAAACATTTCTACATATTCGTCGTTGCTGTTTTTATTGAGAAATATCATGACCAATATTGTTCTTGACGTTGCACTTTTAAATCAGTGGCCAAGCTGCGCCCTGTATTTTTTCTAGCACCTTTTAAATGGTCCAGGTAAGCGCCCCACTCTGAATTGATTAAAGGATGGCCTTCACCTGTGATCAAATGACTGCTCCAGTCTAGTTCGGCACAATGCACCATTTTTCTTATTTCGTCAAACACAAAGCTGTCGTGCCATTCTGCGTAGTAGAATATTCTGTCATGATCGTAGGCTTCTTGAAAACGTTGCACAAAATGCTGTCCATTGCGGCTGGCAAGATTGATGGCATACAGTCCGCACTCACTGAATTTGCCACGGCGACCCAAAAAGCAAAGTTCACGATCATCTGGACACAGTTGTGCAATACGCTGTTGTGTGATGTTACTATGGCAGACCATGTCTGCATCCATCCAAATCAACCAGTTGCTGGTGGTTCGAGCAGCGGCAAATATAGCATAGACCTTGTGTGCAAAACGCACAGCATCCCATTTGAATCCTTTGCCGGCGTCTTTTCTTTTGGCACGCACAGGATCTGCTGACACATCGCCATTGGCCTTGGGCACACCGCGCCAACGTGTTTTAAATGCTACTAGTTCAGCACTGGCAGCTTCTAGATCAAACACTCGTAAATTGGGCGCAGACTCAGTAACTGTGCAGCCTTCAGCGTAGACCTGTAATTCTACTGTGCTGGGCCAAGTTTGCAAAAAGGTCTGGATCATTCTGCGTCCATATTTCTCGTAACCCGCCGCATTAAATGTGGTAACTACTGTGTATTTCATTGTTGATACTTATGATCAAAAACATAGCCTATTTTCCTTTACAGTGTGCTCTCAATTCTGCTCCAGTTATGAGCGCTGTGTTAGACAGTCTGCAGGCAAGTGGAATTCAAACACAAGAGAATTCAATGCACAGTGATGCGGCTATTATTTGGTCGGCGCTGTTCCACGGACGCATGGCCAAGAATCGACAAGTATACGAACACTATCGCAGGGAAAACAAACCTGTAATTATTGTGGAAATTGGTGCACTGTATCGCGGCAACACCTGGAAAATTGCAGTGAACAATATTACTGCACAGGGCTATTATGGGCACAGAGATAATTTAGATTGGGACCGTCCGCGCAAATTAAAGATTAGTATAGCGCAACAATTAAAGACGCGGCCGCACGTTATATTGGCCATGCAACACAGCCGCAGTCTGCAGGTAGAGCACATACCAAACATGACAGAATGGGTGCGTACTACCTTGGGCATACTGCGCAACAATACAGATCGTCCCATAGTAATACGTCCGCATCCACGTTGCAATACACCCTTGTTCCCGTTGCCTCCGGGCGTGACTATAGAACATCCGCAAAAGATTGCAAACACCTACGACAGTTTTGACATGCATTTTGATTGTCACGCCGTGGTTAATATCAATTCAGGACCGGGCATACAGGCTGCTATTGCTGGCGTTCGCCCGGTGGTAGACTCATCCAGTCTTGCGTGGCCTGTTGCAGTGGGCTATGCAGACATTGAACAACCTTATGACATAGATCGTGACACCTGGCTCACGCAAATATGTCACACTGAATACACTGTAGAAGAAATACAAAGAGGCATATGGCTAAAAAGATTAGAGAACGCACTGACGACATAATTGACTGTGCATGTGTGATACACGGCGCAGGATATACCTGGGAATATGTGGAAAAATTGCACAGCATGTTGGAGCGTGTGCGTCCCGGTGGCATTCGTTTGCATGTTTATACTGAACATGATAGATCAGTTCCGCCTCACATGGTCAAGCATTGTTTGCAAGAATGGCCAGGCGTTTCAGGACCCAAGAAATCCTGGTGGTACAAATTGCAATTATTCAACAGAGATTTATTCAATGGCAATTTATTGTATTTTGATCTTGACACAGTGATTGTGCGCGAAATAGATTGGATCACAGCACAGGACACTGATTATCTCTGGGGCATTAGGGATTTTCGTTATCTGCAAACTGGCCAACAACACAGCCTCAACAGCAGTGTGATGTGGTTCAATGTGTTCAAGTTTGGCTGGCTATGGGATGAGTTCAAACAAAAAGACCTGGCCACAACCATGCGCAGATATCCCGGTGACCAAGATTA